CCCTGTGGGTTTTGGAAGTTTCTCAATTATCGAGTCCTTCATCGTCATGCTCCATTCTTTTTAGCAACGAATTAATCTCATTTAAGATTTCGTTGTAAGCATGGTATTTACCTACCATGTGTTTATAATCTTCCCAATCTTTAACACCTGAGGTTAGGTATAAACTAATGTCATTTTGCCTAACTTTCAAGATCTTTCTAAGATGATCTGCTACTTTAATTACATCCATTGTGCTGTTGCTACAATTTTTGCAAGAGATTCACATCTCTTTTTTGTTTGCTTATGCCATCTTGAATCTTTCATGTGCATTGCTGCCATTTCTCCATCTTTTTCTTTTAGACTAGCCCACATGTTGCGAAATTGTTTGACACCTGTCTTTCCCAGTTGGAAAACCATTTCCACCAAAACTTCTTGAACGGATTGAGGTAAATCATCATGACTACCAATTTTCTTTACAATAAGTTCATCTGCACCTGCCGCAGCTCTATTTAAATCAATATCAAATAGTTCATCTGCTTCTTGTTGTGTAATTGTTACTCCTTTTTGAAATCTTTTTCTTTCATGTGGTTTTACCAAATGTCCTATACCCACAGTGAGTTTTCCTAAACTATCCTCGTATGGCTCTAAAACGCAGCCTTCATGAATTCTAATTCTTTCACGCAATGAATCTGTAATTTTAATCATTATATCCCCCAATTCTTTTTATCTTCGTGTTCGTCTTTTTCAGGTTTATCTAAACCTAGCAGTTTTCTTAGCAATATTTTTAGGTTGTTTAACAAATTGTTTTCCTTTCTTGTTACCTTTTGCTTTCGCTCTGTTGGTTGCAGCTTTCTCTCCTTTAGAAAGTGACTTCCATGCTGCGTCAGGAAGATACCTTCTTTTTCCCTTAGAGGGTTTGCCAGACGAGGTACGCCATTTCTGTTTACCCCAGTCCTTTAAACTTTTTTGTGATTTTTTGAGAGGCATTAGTTTCGATAACCGCCTCCTTTTTTCTTATATTCAGAAGCAAGTAATTGAGCTTTACGAGCACTCCATTGCCCTGGCTTTCCTCCTTTACTTCCTGCTTTTATTTTACTAAATAATCTTTTTCTCATCGAAGGTTTTGTATAATTACCTGCCTTATTAACAGTTGATTTCTTTTTGGTCATCTTCCTTGCCCTCTGTATTTTTTAAAATTACGTCTTTTATGTTTATTCATCGTTGATGTACTTATACGACCATTTCCTATTGTAGTCTTTTTGACTACATGTTCAATAGCACTACCTGTTGTTTGCTTCTTCATATCTCTTTAAACATTCTAAGCATTCACAAATAGCACACTCACAATTACAAGTAGTTTCTGCGTGACAAATACAATCACACTTACGACATTTATCTAACATTTTTGTTTTATTGGGACAATCATCTGCACAATCGCAACCTTGACACATTATTTTTTAAATTTCTTGATAGCAAGATCAGTTACCTTTAGACCAAATGAAGAAGCAATAGCTGCCATTAAAGCCCAGATATACCAATCAGGTAAACTATCTAAAGTTTGAAACCCTTCTTTTAATTTATCAATCCATTCATATTTTCCAAAAAAGATAGCACCAAAAACTATAAGGAGTGGAATAGAGAGAATGATCGTAAACCATTCGTCACGCCACGAGTTTTGCATATTCTTTTGGGAAGCGATGGCATATTCAATTTCACCTTCAGCCATCTTACGAATGTGAGTTTGCTCAGCTTCTGCCATAAGCTTTTTAGTTTCTGTTCTTGTTTTAATAACATCAACAGCACCTTTAGCTACAGTACCAAGCAAACTCCAAATCATATTGAGATTAGATGTATTGAGCGGCCACCCAACCGATAGCTAGACCGATTACGAGCCATTTTTTCTTTGGGTGTTTATCCCAAAGGTCTTTAATCCATTTTTGCATTAGAATACCCCCTTGAAAGGAACTTTCTTAACCTGAACAGCATACTGTCCTTGTGTATTAGATTTAGCAGGATCAGTAGGTGCACATTTAAAAGGCACTTTCGACTTATCTGTCATTTGATACTGACCTTTGTCTATACTTTTATCTTTCATTTTTATTACCTCTTAATGTTTTGTCGGTTTTACGTACTCTACCTTGCCGCCACCTATAGTGTCAATTAAATTAATAGCCAATTCTGATCCATAATTTTCTTCATAGATGATTCTGGTGGTATAAAGCATGGCTGTTGCCATGATAATACGTTCTTCTTCTGTTAAAGAAGGTCGATTGACATATTCTGACAAATCATCCATGTATTTTTTTAATTTTTGTTCTGACATTACTTTTTTTTGGAAATTCCTGCCTCTGATAAAGCGATAGCAATAGCTTGTTTACGATTTTTCACCTTTTTCTTTGATTTACCCATATTTAGCTTTTTATTTTTAAACTCTTTCATCACTTTTTTGACTTTTTTCTGTTTTTTATCCATTAATTAACCCTTTTTTGTGTTTTGTAAGACGTTTTTAATTAAAGTTGCTTGTAAATTTTTATCTAAACCTGTTCCTCTCCCTCTTTTTCTTAAATTAGCATACTTTTTCATTAACTGTGAACGTGTAGGAGCTTTGTATCTTCTAGTAGTTGTAGATGTATTACTCGTTTTTTTGATTTTAGTATCTAATTTTGGTGTTCGTATTGACATACGATTAGCCTAGCATGTTTTTTGCTATGTTGATAGCATTTCTCTCTCTTGACACTTCAATTCTTTCTTTATCAACTTGATCTTTTTGAGCTAATTTAGCTAGATCCAATGTCTGATCGTTTTGATCATCCTGTGTTCTTCTGATTAGATCAGCTTTTCTTATGTTTAATTCCTCCTCTTTGAGATTGACGAGGGGATCTTTCCCTGCATCAGGCATCATTTGTTTTTCTTCCTCTACTAACTGTTGTGTCAACTCCACAATACGTTGAGCAATCGCTTTTTGTGATTGAACTTGTACTGCTTGCATCTCTTCAGGACTCATTTGAACACCCTGTTTTTGAGCTTCCATCATCTGTGCCTGAGTTGCTTGTTGTATTTCTTCATTGGCCATTGCTGATATGTGATCAGAAATGTGAGCCTGTAAAACCATTAACACTGCCATATTGTTTTTAACTAAATTAGAACTCATAAACATCTGGTGTGCTTTGATGTGAGCCATGTGGTCTTGACCAGGAAATGCTTGTAAGGGCATGTTTCTCATGGCGTTACCATTTTCCATTCCTGGATCCATAGGTTGAGGTTGAGGTGGCTCAGGTAAAATTTGTTCAATGTTAGGAACTCTGAGTGCCACATACATTCTTCGATATGCTTCTCTTAAATTATGTAATTGAGGAGCACTTTGTGCCATTTGTAATTGCGTCTGTGCCATGGCAATTCTTTGTGACATCGAGAACATACTTGGATCACTGACAGGAATAATATCAATACGATCATCAAAATCTTGTTGTTTAATGGCAGGATTAACATTGCCAACACTGTAAGGATAGACAGGAGGAAGATAAATTTGAAATGTTTTAGCAAGTAAACTAAATTCTTGTTTTTGAGAATTATGTAATCTTTTATGGATAGAACTGATAACCATGGTTCCTCTTTCCATGAGAGCTACAGTTGTTCCGACAGGAGCGTTTTGATTAATCGAAGCATCTCCAATCTTAGAGTCCGCTACAGAAACAAATCTCTTCGCTGCATCCACACAGAAACCTAAAAGAGCGAATAAAGTTTGATCAGGTCCTTTGTACGGAAGATTAATTAAAGATCCTTGAATCGTGCCACTCGGTGCATCGACATCTCTAAATTCACCTGGTTGTAAAGGTTGGTCATCATCACGAATACGAATGCCTCTCGCTTTAAAACCCGCTGGTAAATTGCTCAAGGTTCCCGCATCAAGTAATTGACGCAAGGCTAAGGTAGCTGTCTTGGACAAACCACCAATCATGTGTATCAAACCAAAACCATAAAACCCTAAACCCGGAAGAAATTTATAATGAACAAAGTAAGCTTTCTTTTTTCTTAACGCATCTCCTTGTTCGTAGTTTCGATAGATCGATAAAATTTTATTACTGCTTTCATCAACAGTGACAATGTAAGGAAGTTTCTGTCCATCAGCATCTTCATATCCTGGTAAATCTAAATAACAATGACACTCGTAAAGAGTATACATATCAGAAGTATATCCTTTTGATCTGACTCCCTCGATTGAATCATACTTATCTTGAACTTGATCATCTTCATTAAATGGTCGAACATCAATGTCACGATACATACCAAAGATTTGTTTTTTCTTTAATTCAATTTCATTCATCTTAATGATGTGAGTTACTCGCTCGGCATCATCTAAATAACTTGCACCGTAGGGTACAACTAAATCTTCCGCAGGAACAAATTGTGATCGAGCTTTCTCTTCAGAAGAATCATAAAAAACTTTTCTAAATGCAGACCCTGCCAAAGGTAAATAAAATAACATTTGATCGGTTTCTGTTTCATAATCTTTCATCACATACGTGATTTGATAATTCATATAATCTTGAACACGTTGAGCTTGTTCTTCTAACTGTTCATTAGCTTGACCAATGATGGATGTTTTGACAGGACCACTAGCAGGAAGTAATTCTTTATAAGCTTGAGATTGAAACTGTACAGCTGCTTCTGCAAGAACGGGATGCGTAACAGCAGAGGCTCCTCGAAAGGGTCGAGTGCGTTCCTCGTGTTTGAAACCTAATAAGTCTAAACCTTTTGTATATTGTGTTTCCCAATCTTCTCTAGAGGTTTTGTCATCTTCAATAGATGACATTAACTCAATAGAGATTTCATCTAGTTCTTGATCTGATAAATATAAAGCTAGGTTGGAATTATGATCTTCTTCAGGATTAGCTTCATCCATAAAAGGTTGCATGTTTCCCTGATCATCTTCTATAAATTCTGTGACTTCTACTTCTGACTCAGGCTTTTGAATTTCTAATGGATCTCCTTCCACTTCAAATTTTGCTTCGTTTAAATCTAAATCAGCTTCTACTCTCTTGTCTACGGCCATTATGATATCCTTGTCTTTGGTTGTTTGTTTGGTTTCATTAGTTCAAATCCACGTGG